TGCTAAATTGGATACCACCAAGGCGGTTGATAGTTCTGCAGCTTCTAAGAATGCCGCTTCTATCAAAATGAAGGCTTCAGCTGCTTCTGCCAAAATGGAAGAAACTGAATCTGAAGAAGAAGTCATTGCTGAAAAAATGCATGATGATGAGAAAGAAGATAAAGCAATGATGAAGAAAATGAAGATGAAAGAAAAGATGAAAGAGGATGTAGATGCTCTCTTTGCTGACGATTCTACCATCTCCGAAGAATTCAAAGAAAAAGTTTCTACAATTTTTGAAGCTCGTGTTCAAGACCGAGTATTGCAAATTGAAGAAGAAATTGAAGAAAAATATACATCAATGCTTGAAGAAGCTATTGATGACATCAAAACTGATTTAACCAATAAAGTAGATGACTACCTAAACTATGTCGTTGAACAATGGTTAACAGATAACGAAATCGCAATTGAGTCCGGCCTCCGTGCTGAACTCACCGAAGAATTTATTGCTGGTCTACGCAATCTTTTTGCAGAACATTATATTGATGTTCCAACCGAAAAAGTTGACCTCGTTGATGAACTTGCTGGTAAAGTTGAAGAACTTGAAAGCAAACTCAATGAAGAAATTGAGCGTGGCATTTCTTATGCTAAAGCTCTTGTAGAATCCCGCAAGAATGAATTATCCCGTGAAGTATGTGATGGTCTCACAACCACACAAGCTGAAAAAATCAAATCACTCGCAGAGGGTGTAGAGTTCTCCACAGAGGAAGAATATACAGGTAAGCTTGAAACAATTCGTGAGAACTATTTTCCATCTGGCATTAAAAAGGCCAATGAACAACAACTACACGAAATAGTAGAAGATGCTGGTGAACAAAAAGTGATTAATGATCCATTTGTTGCCGCAGTATCTAACGCAATTTCTAAAACAAAATTTTAAGTAAAACAAAGGAGAAACTTAATGTATTTGTCCGAACCACTACAACAAAAATGGAATGGCGTTCTGGATCATCCAGACCTTCCAACAATTTCTGACCCATATCGTAAAGCTGTAACAGCTGTCGTGCTTGAGAACCAAGCCGTAGAGATGCAGAAATCTGGTATGATTACAGAAACCATAAACAACACAACTGGTGCTGCAATTCAAAACTTTGACCCAATCTTAATCAGCTTGGTTCGCCGTTCATTGCCAAACCTAATCGCTTATGATGTCTGCGGTGTTCAACCAATGACAGGCCCAACTGGTTTGATTTTCGCTATGCGTTCACGCTATAGCACACAAACTGGTACAGAAGCTTTCTACAACGAAGCTAACACATTCTTCTCTGGTTCCAATGCAGCTATTACTGCTGCTCAATTGGCACAGTTGACAAGTTTGACTTTAGCTGCTAATACCACAGAAACTTTCACATCTAACGCTTTTCCTGTTACTGCTATGACCACCAGTCAAGGTGAGAATTTAGGTGATGGTGCCGCTGGTAACACATTCCAAGAAATGGCATTCTCTATTGAGAAAGTTACGGTTACTGCAAAGACCCGTGCTCTCAAGGCAGAATACTCCATGGAACTCGCACAAGACCTCAAAGCAGTTCATGGTCTAGATGCAGAAACCGAATTAGCAAACATTCTCTCAACAGAGATTCTTGCTGAAATCAACCGTGAAGTTATTCGTACCATTTATGGTGTTGCTAAGTTAGGCGCACAAGTAGGTACTACAACTCGTGGTATTTTTGACCTTGACACCGATTCTAACGGTCGTTGGATGGTTGAGAAGATTAAAGGTTTAGCGTTCCAAATTGAGCGTGAAGCTAATACAATCGCCAAGCAAACTCGTAGAGGAAAAGGCAACATCATGCTTTGCTCTTCTGATGTTGCTTCCGCATTGGCAATGGCTGGTATTTTGGATTACAACTCTGCATTACAAGGTCAAGTTAATTTGACTGTTGATGACACAGGTAATACATTTGCTGGTACATTGTTTGGCCGTATCAAAGTGTATATTGACCCATACTTCCCAGCAGGTTCTACAAATGAATTCGCTGTAGTTGGTTACAAGGGTTCAAATGCATATGACGCTGGTCTGTTCTATTGCCCATATGTTCCATTGCAAATGGTTCGTGCAGTTGACACCGGTACTTTCCAGCCAAAAATTGGATTTAAGACCCGTTACGGTCTCGTTTCCAATCCTTTTGCTGATGGAACTGCCGCTGCAACACAAGGTGCATTGACCGCTCAGTCCAATGTTTACTATCGTGGCTTTGTAGTTAAGAACTTGATGTAATTAAACAAGTCCTATAATAATAATTATAAAAAGGGACTGTTAAAAGAGGCACTTCGGTGCCTCTTTTTTTATCTACTAAATACCATTATGAGTAATATCATACTAATTAACGATTTAGTTGACCTTAGGGCTCGTAAAAAGGTAGAACTTGATTTCTATAATAAGCAATTAGAAGAACTTAGAATTAAAATGTTTTTCATTAAGAAAGAGATTGATTTAACATCAGATATCATTACTTTAATTGAGCGAGAGAAGATGATGGATTTAAAAGAATATATTAAATGACAGCAATCACACGAAACCCAACAAATCCAAATCCACTCATTGGTAGTCGGTTTATACTTAGCTTTGGACGAGTGCCAAATGTTCAATACTTTTGTCAATCAGTAAGCGTACCTGGTATTTCATTATCAGAGGCCGTAATTGTAAACCCATTTGTTGACATCTATTCGCCGGGTGAAAAGGCGATTTACGATTTACTGAATGTCACTTTTATGGTTGATGAAGATTTAACTGCATGGAAAGAGATACATGATTGGATTCGTGCTATGACTTTTCCTGTGGAGTTTGAAGAATATCAAAGATTGCCTAGATTAAACAAATACAATTCGGCAGCCACCGACCTCAATAAGAAGTTCCCACAATTTTCAGATGCCTCTATTAATATATTGTCATCTTCAAACAATGTATCTTACCGATTTAAGTTTCATCAGGTATTCCCAACATCAATATCTACCTTTGTGATGAACACACAAGACGGGCCGGATAACATCATTACTGCCGATGCCACATTTCGGTATAGTTACTACGACATTGAAAAAACATTCTAATATAGCTTGACAAATTGTTACCATTAGTGTAACATAGCGTGAGGAGGATTTATAATATGAAGCAACTAGATGAACTATTGGAAGAATGGCGGAAAGATTCCGAGATTGACAGAACGGAACCAGGCAAAGCATTAATTAACATACCCAAACTTCACAGTAAATACTTAAATATCCTTTCACAGCATCGCCTATTGGCAAAACAAGCTGAGTTTAAGTATAACAAATGGAGAAAAATAAAGTGGGAATATTACACAGGTAAGTTAGATGATGATGAACTTGCCAAATATGGATGGTCTCCGTTTCCTTTTGTATTGAAATCCGACATCACTATATATTTGGAGAGTGATGACGATTTAAGCAAACACCTGGCCGCAAAAATTATGCATGATGAAATTGTTGATGTGTGCCAATCTATTCTCAAAGAATTAAACAATCGTGCATGGGAATTAAAATCATTCATTGACTGGGAAAAATTTATACAAGGCATTTAATGAGTGATGTAATTCTTCATAAACTAAACGAAGCTTATATTAAAGTAGAATGTGAGAAATCTATCTCACAGGAGTTAAGCTCATATTTTTCTTTTAGAGTACCAGGCTATCAGTTTGTTCCTGCCTACAAAAATAAATTGTGGGATGGTTTCATAAGGTTGTATGACCTCAGAACAAATCAAATCTATCATGGTCTTGTTCCTTATATTGAAAAATTTTGTGCTGAAAGAAACTATACCTCTGAGATTAATTCTGAAATAAATGTTACTGAAAGCTTTTCATTAGTTGAGGCAGTTGATTTCATTCGCACACTAGATTTGCCACATGAGATACGAGATTATCAATTAAATGCTTTCGTTCAGGCAGTTCGCAATAGGCGTTTACTGCTTCTATCACCAACAGCATCAGGTAAATCATTAATACTTTATGTGATACTCCGTTGGTTACAAGAGTCGGATTATAAGCGTGGCTTACTGATTGTTCCAACCACATCATTGGTAGAACAAATGTATACCGACTTTGAATCGTATGGATATGATTCTGAAAAATACTGTCATCGTCAATACTCTGGTAAAGAAAAACACACCAACAAACTACTGACGATTACCACATGGCAATCCATCTATAAGAATGATGCCGATTACTTTGAACAGTTTGATTTTGTAATGGGCGATGAAGCACACCAATTTAAGGCCAAATCACTTACAACGATACTCTCAGGTTGCACAAGCGCTAAATATAGGATAGGAACAACTGGCACTCTAGATGGTACACAGACACATCGCCTTGTATTGGAAGGATTGTTTGGGCCAT